GCGTTCGGTTGATGACTGCAAACGCGTTGCCGTACAGCAGCGCTTGCATCGTGAGCGCTCGACGGAACTCAAACCCATTCTGCCAGCGATTAGGTTGCTGAAGCAACGCGTTCGCGGTGCGCTCGCTCACGTCGAGCGGCACGCGTGCCACGTCGTTGGCGATCAGCGAAGCCGCGCGGTATACGGGCGTATATGCCAGCGCCGTGCCCGGCGTGATCGTTGGCATACCAGCGACGTCAAACGACGTCGGGAGGATCACGCCATGCGTGCCCCAATGGCCCAACCAACGATGCAACAGACTGCGCAACATGTTGCGCATTGCGACAAGTTTGCCGCTTCATGTCTCGAACTAAACTTCGGATTCGTAACAACTGCTGCGTTTGCCTCCCCAGCAGTGGACGGCCATGATCGACGCTACGAGCGGGTCAATCGCGCTGTGGTCACGCGGCTTCTCCGGTCGCACGTACCCGCTCATGCCTGTGCGGGGAATCGCTTCGGCGCACGCGCGGCGCAAGATGGGGTCATCGCCGATTACCAACTTGCGCCCGACCCACAAGTTCTGAAACAACTGGCACCCCGGCGCGAACGTGCTTGAACCCATGCTATAGGCTTGGATGGGCGCACCGATCTCGGCGAGCCGCTGCGCAAGGTACGACGCCCCCCAGCGGTCATATCCGACAAGTTGCACGTCAAATTCCGCGATGATCTCGGCCATCTTCTGTGCGATGGCTTCGTGATCGATCTCGGCGCCCGGCGTCAAGTTGATCTTGCCTTCGTCGGCGTAGCGGCGAATCGGCATTCGGTAATCCAGTTCGCGCTGGGCCACGTTCGCTCTTGGCCACCAGTAGTGGCCACGGAGCAGGATGTTACCGTTCTCTTGGGGGATTGCCACAACGACAGCCGACATGTCTAGCGACTTGCTCAAGTCAATGCCGACCCACGCTTGCCGCTTGCGTTGCTCGGCCCAATCGATCACGGTTGCCGTCGGCCAGTACGACATATCGAGCCACCCGCCGACATCCTCGTTGAGCCGAGCGCAGTGGTAGCGGCAGAACTCCGAGCGCTGGCCAGGGTCACGCTTCATCGTGTTGTAGAGCCGGCGGATGCTCGCGGCGTCGGGTTGCCCGTACTGCATGCCGGGGTTGGCCTTCGGCCACGCCGCTTCGTCGGCGATGTCGTCGTTCTGGTCAATGCCGTAGAGCATGGCGAACGTCGCGTCATCCTCAGCTTCTCCCGACAGCACGGCGCGAGCGCCTGAGCAAAGCGTTTCGTAATGGCTTTCCGTGTTGCTGCCCGGCGTCGAGATGATCACGCCCAACGTTTCCTTGCGCTTCATGCCCGTCGTGATGAGTTTGTTCAGCACGCTCCCGCGGTACTCGGCGGCTTCGTCGGCAATCCACAACGACGGGTTCAGACCGTCAAGCGACGACTCACGCGAAGTTAATGCGTTGAACTCGCAGTCCTCGTCGGTCCGCGTCAAGTCGGACATCTTGACTTTCACGCTTGGATCGTCGAGCCGCCGAGCCATCGTGCGCGCGGTGTCGACGAGGATCTGCGCTTGCTCAACCTTGTTCGCGAGCACGTGCACTCTCTTGCCGGCGCCGCTCATGAAGTCGTACAGACCGAGCGCCGCCATGAGCGTCGTCTTGCCGTTGCCACGGGCGACCTGAATGATGCCCATCGTGAAGCGTCGGCGGCCCTCCGCGGTGCGCCAGCCGACGAGGTTCGCCACGATGAAGGCTTGCCACGGGTGCAACTTAAACGGCTCCCCGTCGGCCTCACCAACCAGCGACAGCCCGCCGATGAACTCGAAGGCGTCCGCGACGCGGTTCCACTCAAGCACGATGTCGCTGCGTTCGAGGTCTCGATTGAACCGCGAGCACGCTGCGTAGATCCACTTGCCGGCTGGGATTCGGCCGCTCACGACGTCGGCGGCGTATTGACGAACGGTTGATTCGGACTCGACCATGGACTAAATGCGATTTTTTGTACGTGAGCGAGAGGAGGGACGTCGAAGGTGGCCTTTTTTGAGGCTTACCCCCCCCACTCTGCGGCCTATTGGACGCCTTCAATAGGCTGTTCGGTATATGGGCCGTTCAGGTGTGGCGTTTGCCGTGCACCTCATCGTGACATCGGTTGCACAGTACTTGGCAGTTCGTTACGTCGTACATGCGCTCGGGCGCGACGTGACGCGGCACAACGTGGTGAACGACTTCACCGAGTCGAGCGCATCGAGCGCACAGCGGCGACGCTGCGAGCAACTGGTTGCGGAATTTCCTCCACTTCCACCCAGTGTTAATGCCCAACTCACGTAGCCTCTCGCTGCGATTCCGTTCCCTGAATGGAATGGTGGGTATCTGCAACCTGTGCACGAACGATGCCATCTAGCACCTCCCGACATACGGCGATTAGGTCACTGGCCTGAACGATCACCAGCCATGGCGAACGGGTGCGCCGGCAAAGCACGATCGGCTTGCGCTTGGTCTTGGCGCTGTCGCGGATGGCCTGTTCCATCCATCGATAGGGGTGCATCTGCTCTTGGAACTTGACTTCAACGTGCAAGTTGGCGTCAAGCACCAAATCGGCGTCACCGTTGGAGCCGCAATACTGAGCACTTCGGCGAGACTTTAGACCCATCTGCGTCAGCAGTAGGGCGGCTTCCAACTCGGCTCGTTTCCCCTTCGCTCGGCTGTTCATGTCCACAGTGTAGCACGTTGCACTAAATGCAAACGCCGCCATGGTCGGCGGCGTTTGGTGTGAGCACCCTTGCTCGTGTCACGAAGCCCTACGGGAAGTGCGCGCAAACGTTGCGCCGTGACGGCTGATTCTTTGCTCGGACCCTGAGCCCGCAGTCAGCGGATGTTTCGCGTGAGGCCGCTGGGACCGCCCTGCATGGCACGAAGCCATGCCCGAAACACTTCAGAAGGGTAGCGGCTCAGCGTCAACGTAGGGGTCGAGTTCGACCCGCAACAACCAATTTTCCATCCGCAGCGACTCGATGAGGTTGTTGAGTTGCTCGTTCGTCAATGGCTGCACGGCGGCTTGCTTGCGATCTCGCTTGTCGTGCACGCGGTAGGGGTTGACGTCCCTTCCCGCGAAGGCGTCAATGCAAAGCAAGCGCCAACCTCGATGCGTTGGGTCGATCGGTATCCCCCAGTTCGCGTACTTCGTTCGACACTCAGCCACGAACTCGATCGGCAACGCGTTGAAGTCTTGCACCTCTTGCCGTTGCTCAAACCTCGCTTGCGTATTCAACCGCTCTTCGTGATCGCTTGGCGGGCGAGCAGCGGCGGCTTTAGCCGAAGCCGCTGTCTCGTCCCGCTCATATGCGCTCAAGAAGTCATTCCACCAGAATCCTCGGAATGGCTTTCGCTCGCGATATTCCGCGAGCGCTCGCATTGCTCTATCGAAGTCCATCGACGGCAACGCCTCAGCGATTGCCGTCGTCGTTTCCCTATCGAGTTGGATCATTGAGCCGTTTGACTTGCGAAACAGTTCGTTCCGCTTGTTGTGCCAGTTGGCAGATTCGACGATGTTCATCGTCGCACCTCCCTTGTGAGCACACCCGCAGACAAGCGCTGGTTTACGCTCAGACTCTTGCGCAAGACTGTCGGCGTTCGACTGCTTCGCTGAGGCTTCGCGCTCACGCCTCCGCTTGCGCTGCGGCAGAGCGTAACCGCGCTGTCAAGGGGGTGCAAGGGGGGGGTATGGGGGGGGATGGTCATTTTCTTCCTTTGGTTGAACAACAACCCACGCGGGTGCACGTGGGTTGTCGCGGGAATGGAAAGATGCTTAGAAGGGGATTTCGTCGCGCTGGATGTCTCGCTGATCGCGAGCGGATCGCTCGCTTCGAGAGAGCAGACTGTATCCAACAACCTTGACTGCTGCGTTGCCGGCCTTGTCTGTGAACTTCGAGGTTTGAAGCATCACGACATCGTTGTTGAACAGCGGGTCCATGGCGTTAATGACGTCAGCGTCAAAGACCAAGAACTCTGAGCCGTTCGTGTCCACAAGCTTCGCCCATGGCTTGCCAGTGGCCTTCGAGGTTCCAACCTTCCACGTCTCAACCTTGACGCTGATATCCGTCGTCGGTTCCTGTGGTCGAGTTGGTCGCTTTGCCGGATCGGACGAAACCTGTGCCTTGAGTTTCGCAAGCACGGTTTCAAGCGCTTCAATTTGCTGTTGGATGGTCAATTTCTTTCCTTTCGAGTTGGTGCGACGATGACTTCGGCATCATCGTCCGGATCACCTACCACGTTGAACAGACTGCACAGGGTGTAGCGGCGAAGGTAGGTGATTGCCGCCCCCAGTTGTTGGATGTTTGCCGTCGGCGGCAACGGCCACGAGCACACAAACTCAGCCGATTCACCGCTGGCATGGCTGATACGGGTAGTCAGGTCGAGGATGCGCCGATCACCCTCAATCCGCACCGCAGGGCTTTGGACAACCGACAATCCGTTCTTTGCAAGCGGTTGCCGCAGTGACTGCACGACGGCTTTCAGGTCGGCGTACGGTTGGCCGAAGTGGGCGTTATTGGCGAGCGCTGGCGGGTCGGTCAACTGGACAGCTGCCGCTGCGAGCGCTTTGGATAGTTCGCTCATTCCGGCTTCCCTTCGGTTGGTGTCGCCTTCGCGAACAACGCCGCCTCGAGCGCTCGAATCCGTGCCGCGCCACGGCGAAGCGCTTCGGCAAGTTTGCGATCGGCGGCTTCATTGACGCGCGCGTAGTAGTAGAGCGCATCGGCCTCATCGTCGGCGTCGGGCGTGCGCTGAGCCGTCGGCAGTACGCGATGATGGAAAGCGTACGTGTGCTGGTAGACGTCGCTACCTTCGCGCCATCGCTCGTCGCGTTGTTGTTTGGTCGTTTCGCCGCTCATCTTTTCCTCCGAATGCCATCCCAACCTTGCGGATCTGGTGCTTCTGAACTGAAACAGTTCCAACCACGCCCATGGGCAAAGTCTCTTTGCCATTCAGGGTTTTCAATGGCACGCTGGCAAATTTCACGTCTTGCTTCATCGCGCTCAATGCAGACTTGCCGAAACGCTTCGGCGACCTCAAGTAGACGCTTTCCGTGCGCCCTCGCAAGATCTTGCGCCATGTAGCAACCATCAACCGTTTCCAGTAACCACTCACCTAGATTTAAAAGGGCGGCGTGATCGTTTACGTTACTGCTCATTCGTTTGCCTCCTTGAAAATGGCATCGACGTACCTCGCAGCGTTCTCTACCAAACGCTTAACGCCTTCATCGGTTTGTGGCGGGTTGCGACCTAACTTGACTTCGGCATTGATAAGGCGCGTCGTGTAGTGCCAAATCATTTCGCGGCGTTCTCGGCGGGCCGCGGCCTCGGCGGCAGCGACAATCGGATTACCGAACATCGTCCCTCCAATCGATGGCACCGGCGAGCGCTGCGAACACGAGCACGAATAGAGCCCAAGTCATGCGCGCACCTCGATCGTTTGGCCCTTGCGCTCGGCTCGGCGCAGGTAGAGTTCGATGGCTCGGCGAGCGTGCGCAGCGAGCGGCTTGCCGTCCTTGTCGGCGAGCGCACGCAGACGCGCGTACTGGTCAAGTTTGACCCAAATTGGCTGACCCTTAAGGCGTTGGCGTTGTGGTTCGTTCGGCTCGGTCACGCTGCACCTCCAACCAAACGCTGCTCAGTTGCAAACGTCGAGATATCACCGAGCGTCGCAGTCAGAAGCCACGTTTGATAAACGTGCGCTCGCGACCAATTTGAAATTCGGTTTGCATTTTCGGCGAGTTCCGAGCGCTTGCAGCGTTTGAGCCTCATCGTGGCGTTGAAACGGATCGTTTCAGCGTCTGAAATTCGCACCAACCGAGATGAACGGTTTGCGCGCTGGATTCGAGCGGCGACGTAATTCGTAACTGTGCGCATTTTTCTTACCTTTCGCGGCTGAGCCGCAGTTGTGCTGCAAGGTTAATGCTATTTCGGCTCGGCGTCAATGCCTGCATTAGCCGAATTGGGGAATTTCTCGTTGAGCGCTTGCCGGCGTGAAGGACAGCCGCATTCCTTGCCTGTGACACGCTCGACGGCCTTCACGGCACGCTTGATACCGAGGAACCGTGCCGCGGTCTCGATCACGTCGCCGAGCCCGCGGGGAATGCCACGGTAATGCGGGCAGATACGGCAGATACCCGCGCTCGGTCGATCGCCGTAGAGCGGCAACGCGAGCGGGTTGGTGCATCGGTTGGCTTTGTAGTGGCTACAGGTAGTTCCAGAACCCGGGGGCGCCACTTTGCAGGATGTCGTATTCATCGGGGCAGATGCTCACTGGGAAAATGCGACCAGACCAATCGGTTGAGCCGCACGGGCTTTGAAGTGAGACCCGAAGGCTTTCAGCCCAAGAAGCGTTGTATGTACGCAGCAACGCAAACGTCTCGAGTGGGTCAATGCATTGTTGCTTGTCTTGCTCGCTGCATTCCTCTTCAGGGCGAACCGCAAACGGTCCTTGCTGCGCAATGTTGCTATCGAGGTTGAGGTAACACGCGCCCGGATTCTCGACGGGTCCACCTGTGCCGCAGTACTGGTTTCCGTTGCCGTGAAATCCCATGAATCTGACGCCGGACAAGTTGCTCAGACACCCAACGTCGGTGCTGTATTGAAAGCGTCCACCAAGACAACGGAGCGCCACACTCGCTTGCTGCGGGCATGAATCGCAGTCACCGGACGTGATTATGTTGGCGTTGCACGTAATCACGAAATCGCCGATTTCGATTGTGTGCACGAGTGCTGGCGACGTCGCTGGCCCGTTGCAATTCGACGCGAACTGATTACAAACGACCGTGATGCACGCGCACGTTGTCGTATTCACGATTTGGTAGGCGTCTTGAGTTTGGATCTTCGGCGGGCAGTACGACCCGCTGTCGTAGTTCTGATATAGGTCAAGGAAGCCGCCGACGTTCACCGTGAACCGACCTCGGTAGCAACAACCTCCACCGCTCACTTTCGTGACTGTCACGGGACCAGCCGGCGCGAACGTGAGATTTAGGTTGAACTCGTTGAAGAGACAGTCGCACACTTGAGGCACACCAACCTTGTACCGTTGGAATTGGTACGCGAGGTTGATACCGCCGACTGCGTACGACGTGTTGCACTCACAGACCGTGCACGGCTCAGGTTCACCGCAACAGCATGAACGTTGCAGGCTCATTGCGGCTCGCTCCAATCGTATTGCACGACGGTTTGCCCTTCGAGGTCGGCGGCGTCAACCCAGCCGACGTCGACCATGTCTTCACCGTCGAGCATCGCGACTCGGACGCTGCCCTTGCCCTCGATGATCAGCATCGGGCTGTCCGGTGCGGCGACGTATCGCGGCCCGCACGCGTTCAGCGACGCGAGCGCCGCCACCCACAACGCGTACCACGCGAGGCGTTGAAAGCCACTTGATAATCGAATCGATGACAGCGCGAATGATCTCATAGATCACTTTGCGCCCGCTTGCTCGCTCGAGACTTTGTTATCTCGTGCTGCGAGCAAGCCGACGCCAGCCATGAACGCGGCTGCGACGGCGCCCCAATCAGGCGTAGTAAGTGGGTCGGCGTCGAATAACGCGACGACTGCGGTGGCGATAGCGGCGACGATCGCAGCGATACCCGCTGTGGTAGTTCTCCAACTCATTTACCCCCCCTGAGGCGCTCAACCTCGGCTTCGAGATATCGAACTCGTTCACTCAGCATCGCGATTGTCTCGCGTAGGCTTGCGATCGTGCCATGCAACCACGCACTCGCACCGAGCACGGCCACGAATGGCGAAACAAGTTGTGCAAGTTCCGCGAATGTCATCGACGCTCCCCTGGATGGAGGGACCACATTGAAACTTCAGCCGTGCCGCTGATCGCTGCAACCTGGATCTCATTCGGCGGCTGCACGCCGAGATCTACAGTCGAGCCCGTGGTTTCGCCGAGCACGACCATGAACGTGGCCGATTTCGTGGTCTTCACGAACACGTTGTTTCGGCACTGAATCACGATGCTGCGAGGCGTTGTGCTCGATGAAAGCGTTGTATACGAAGTCGAGACGGCAGCGTTGTAGCCTTCGAGAACGACAGCCATGATTAGGACTCCCCCGCGTCGAGCGTAAATACCGAGACCTGTGTTGCTGAAGCGCCCTGCGCACGAACGAACAACAATGACGGATCGGTGACGCCGAGGTCGTACCGAGCAAGTGCGCCGCCGGCGAGCCGAATCGCGTTCGTGCCGAGCGAATTGAACGAGATGAAGATGTCGTTGTTTGGCGAGATGTACAAACGTCGGCCCGGCGTGCTGGCGCCGAGTGCGACGTAGTTTCCACCTGAGCCTTCGGTTGTGGTGTATCCAACGATGACAAGAGCCATGGTCAACCCTTAGTTGAAAGTGC